CCGAAGAAAACTCCCCCTTCTATCGGGCCTTCACACTATACAACTTTTGATGAGTTTTGGCAAAAGGAAGATGAGTTGTGGGAGCTAAGTTTAAAGGAATCAGTAAGACAAAAAGAAGAAAGGATTAAAAAATTAAATGAAAAAGACGTGCCCAACATGCAAAGAAGAGTTCGAAATAACAAAATGGCAAAAGACTAAAGTTTATTGTTCTGGCCCCTGTAGTCAAGGTTACTACAACACAGCTAACAGAAAATATAGGAAAGCCAAAAAGTGAAATTTAAACAAATATTTGAAGGAAATAATAGTGCCTACGGGATAATGAAATTGACCGGCGAGGTTACCGATAAAGGTAAAGCTGTTGCTAAAGCTTTTATTAAAAGAGAAAAGATAACAGATGATTTATGGCAAGAACATATAGACGGTAAAGAACCTGCTCTCGGAGTTATACCCATTAACGAAAACAACGAATGTAGGTGGGGTTGTATTGATGTAGATGAATACAATTTAGATCATTTAAGTTTAATGAGAAACGTAAAAGGATTAGGTTTTCCATTAGTTACTTTTAGATCAAAGTCTGGTGGTGCACATTTATTTTTATTTGCCTCAGAATTTATACCTGCATCACTAATGCAATCAAAATTAAAATCTATGTCAGAAGCTTTGGGTTATGGTGGTAGTGAAATTTTTCCTAAACAAACTGTAATACATGTAGACAAAGGCGACACAGGAAATTTTTTAAACTTACCTTATCACAGTGGTATTAGAGGTTTAAGATATACATTTGAAGCTGGAGGCAGGGCTGCTAGTTTAGAATCATTCTATTCTATATATGATGAGTGGGTGCAGACAAAAGAACAAATAGAAAATATTATTGTTAAAGAAACAAAAGTTGAGGAAGTATTTAAAGATGGTCCACCTTGTCTTAACACTTTAGCTCGAGACGGTTTTGGTGAAGGATCAAGAAACAATGCTTTATTTAATTTAGCTATTTATAGACAAAAAGCTAATCCAGATAATTGGCAAGATAAATTAATGTCTGACAACCAGAGGTACATGGACCCACCTTTAAGTTATCAAGAAGTACAACAGTTGATGAAATCTATAGGTAAAAAGGGTTACGATAAATATAAATGTAAAGACCAACCTATCTGTAGTGTGTGTAACGCTGCAAAATGTAGAACAAAAAAACATGGTGTTGGTTTTGAAGAAGAGCAAATGCCGGAGTTAGGCACTCTATCAAAAATATGTTCAACACCATCACAATATTTTTTAGATGTAGATGGTAAGAGAGTTGATTTAACAAAAGAACAATTACACAATCCTAATTTATTTTCATTAGAAGTTATGGATAAAGCTGCTGTGGTTGTGCCAATACCAAAAGCAAAAGATTGGAGAGAAATTTATTTAAAACCTTTGTTATCAACAATGCAAGAAATAGAACCTTTACAATCTCTTGATCCAAAAGAAATGTTAATACATTTATTACAAGAGTTCACTGTAAATAGAACACAGGCTAGAACTAGAGATGACATTTTAAGTAAGATGGCATGGACTGACGAAGATAGTTTTTGTTATTTTAGAATGGATGATTTTTTTGCATTTTGCAAACGTAACAATTGGGAACTAGACAAAACTAAAACAGGAAATTTATTAAAAAGTTTGGATAAAATATTTGAGAAAGAAGTTAGATTAAAAGTTAAAAATCAAAACCCACATTTAATTAAAATAAAAGCTATGAAGAAAACTAAAGCTAGTATTAGTGAAGTGACTTACGAGGAAACACCTTTTTAATGTCTGATTATATTCACATAGCAAAAGTTAGAGACTTTATGAATAACAAAGGAATACCTAGAGGATTCGAACAGGATACTTTGCGACGCAAAATTCGGCGCGGCACATTTAAAGTCCCATATATTCGTATAGGCCGTACTCCTTACTTTTCAGCTAAAGGTTTAGATAGTTGGTTAAAGGAGAACACACATTGAAAACAATAATACTAGGACCACCGGGAACAGGTAAGACTACTACACTATTAGATTTAGTGGAGGAGTTTTTACGTGCTGGCACTGATATTAAAAAAATAGGTTATTTTTCTTTTACAAGAAAAGCATCTTACGAAGCAGAGTCTAGAGCAGAAGAAAAATTTCAAATAGATAAAGATGAAATACCTTATTTTAGAACATTACACTCACTAGCTTTTAGATCGTTGGGTATTAAAAAAGAACATGTAATGAAATCACAAGACTACAGAGAGTTTGGTTTAAAATGTGGCATACCTATTAAAAGCGCATGGCATAATGAAACAGATGGGGTGTTTAGTTCTGACAATGAATATTTAAGAATTATTAACAAAGCTAGGGTAAAAGAGATACCTGTTTTGGAAGAATATGATAAAAACAGACATAGTCTAGACATTGAGCGAGATTTATTATATCTTTTAGATCAAGAACTTAGGAAATATAAAAAGGAAAAAGGATTGATAGATTATGATGACATGTTGGAAAAATTTATTCAACAAGATGTATCACCGTCTTTCGACGTATTATTTATTGATGAGGCACAGGACCTCTCACCTTTGCAGTGGCGAATGGTCAGGGCTCTTTGGGCGAAAGCAAACAAAACCTACATTGCAGGGGATGATGATCAAGCAATATTTAAATGGGCTGGCGCTGATGTTGATACTTTTATCGCTCTTAAAGAAGAAGTAGATTACGTAGATACATTGGATCAATCATATCGCATACCTGGTGGACCAATACATAAATTGTCTCAAGATATAATTAGAAAAGTTTCAAATAGATATGAGAAAGATTATTTACCAAGACAAGAGATGGGTGATTTGACACGATACTCTGACGTTACACAAGTTGATATGTCACAAGGTGAGTGGTTAGTATTATCATCTGCAAATTATTTTTTAGATGATGTAAAAGATTTATGCGAGCTGCAAGGATGGTATTATTCACATAAACATAAAAATTCTATAAAGTTAGATTTATTATTAGCAATTCAAACATGGGAGAAGTGGAGAAAGGTTGAACATGCTTTACCTGTTGCATCTATAAAGAATATTTATTCTTATCTTGGTGAAAATGTAACCAAGGGTTATCGCACCGGTAAAACAATGAGCGATGAAGAAGAAGGATATTTTATTGAAGAGTGCGTCGCGGATCATGGATTATTAACGGAAGATGTTTGGTACAAAGCGTTTGCTGGTTTAGATGCGGAAACAGAAAATTACATTCGTAATATGTTATCGAACAAAGAAAAAATATCTCAAACACCAAGAATAACACTATCAACAATACACGGAGCAAAAGGAGGCGAAGCTGATAATGTATTATTACTCCCTGATATTACTAAGTCTGCTGTGGACCACAACGATATCGATCCAGACGAACTACACAGATTATTTTATGTTGCTGTAACACGAGCAAAAAAATCATTACACATTTTAGAACCAAAAAACTATGAAAGGGCGTATGTATTTTAATGGCTTACAAAAACAAAGAAGACGGTAGAAAACAAAACATTAGATATTTAAATACTGAAAGTGGTTTTTTAATTTCAAAATGGAATGACGTTAAAAAAAGAATAAACAGAATACAAAAAAACAAGCAAGGTAAACTGCAGTCGTTAAAAAATGATATAACACGTGAAGAGTTTTTTGATTTATGGGAAGAGCATAAGAAAAAATGTGGTTGGAATTGTTACTATACAGGTAAACCTTTTCGCATAGGCAGAAAACTTGCTGTTAAAGGAGCAGAGAAAAGACATTCAACACCACCAGATTTATTGTCTATTGATAGGTTTGATTCTGATGTTGGTTACACAAAAGATAATATTGTTTTTTGTCGTTGGGATTTTAACGATAGGAAGAACAGCGTTAGCGTTGAAGATTGCAAGATTATTATAGAGAAACATATTGAAAGGTTAAATAGACCTGGAAGAAGAATGTATTCAACAGGAGGTTTTGTACAATGAAAAAGAAACACGATCCAGTAAATCATCCATCACACTACAATAAAGGTGGCATTGGTTGCATTGATGCAATTGCAGCATGTCAA